GTGGCGGCCCAAAAAACGTGACCACCGCCGCAGACCCATCGGTGTAGCCCGAGCCGCCGGAGGCGGTCACCTTTGATATGAGCCAGTACGGCTTCCACGGGTTATCGTCCTCATTCTCGTAGTCCGAATCCACTTCGGCCGTTATCGTCCCGCCAGTTCCGTCGCCGGTAACGCAGACTTCCGGCCTCCTTCTGTCCCCGAGCGGGATTACCTTGGCACACGCCCCGCCTCCATAGCACCCGTCTATCGGCGAGATCGAAACGAGTTCCGTCGGCGTCTTCGCCCGCACCACGAAGCCGCCCTTTCTCCCCATGTTCGACCGGACGAGGCATACCTCTTTCCATTTCCACGCCAGATAATTTGAGCCGCCCTTCGTGATCGTGAGGGACTCTATCTGGCCGAACTTCTCGTCGTATGGGTCGTCGTTGACGGTTGCCGTAATCTGGGCTGAGATCGAGGCGATGTAGTCGGCCGGCCAGTCATCGCACTCTTCCTTGCCGTAACTGGGCGGGCATGGCGGTATTTCCCCCACGACGCCGCCGAATCCGCACGGCGTGACTGTTACCTCGGCGACGTACGGCTGTGCGTCCTTCGACTCGCGGTAATACTTCCCGGCCTCAGTTATCGTCACAGACACTGGCACGCCGTCGGCATTAGTGTTCACCTTTGCCGTGGCCTGGGTCACCTTCGTGTCGCCAACAGAGTGCGAGATCGTTAGTTCAGACTGGTGATAGTAGCCCTCGCCGCCGGATACGGAGATTGACGATACTTTCCAGTAGTGGAAGCCCTCGCTGTCTTCGTGCTGCGTTGCGCTGACAGTGAACGTCGCGTCCGAGATTTCTCCGCCAGCGGCGGCGGTCAGTTCGGGGGCGACTCTGCCAAGTTTTGCGTAGCACGAACCGGGATTGGTCAGCAGAACGCCAGTCAGCGGGCCGCGATTGCTCGGCTGATACTGCGGCTCCGGCGGCTCTACGCACTCGCCATTGACCGGCTGCGGAGGTATCTCGCACAGCGGGTCGGTCGGCCCGTCGCACCCACCGGGATCAGTCGCCACTCCGGCCGCGCCGCTCCCGAAGTCGGCTGAGAACTCAAGATTGCAGTACGCCCCGTGAGTCTTGTTCGACATCTCACGGAAGTTGACAGTCATCGTGAACGGAAGCGACCCGCACTGGCAGCCGCATCCGCACTGACCACAACTAGGACAAGATGAGGCCACGAGTCACCCGCACTGAGCCGCGATAAGTATCCATTCGCTCTTCACTTTTGCGACCGCACAGTCTCGCTGACCGCAGTCGGCACCGATGTGGTGAAAGTAGTTCTTTACTTCGATTTCGTTCGTCGTCTCTTTGATTGTGCAGGTCTTCGTGCCTCCGATAGCCCATGCTCCCGTAAAGGTGCAGAGCCTGATTGCGCTTCCGCCGCCGCCGCCAGTGGCTCGGGGACTTGAGACCGGCGAGTACGTGTCGCGATTGCCTTGCTCGACGAAGCGAACCGTGTCCGCGATTCGCCGGGCGGCGTCTTTTGTGAAGGAGACCGACTCGTCGCCTCCGCCTCTATTGGTTGCCATGATGAATGCTAGGTCGGAGGAGTGCCGAACAGTGATTGGAAGTCAACCTCCTTGTGGACTCGCCTCACAAGGATTTCGGGAGGCCCGCTTGTCTTCATGCTGCCGTTCGTGTTGAGTGCCACCGGGTTCGCACAGGGAATCTTCGTTGTGCCGTCATCTGGGTCGATGACATACGCACGCTTCTTCTGCCCGCCTTCGAGGTAGTTATACCCGACGTTCGGCAGTTGAAGCGACCATCCGCTCTGGCGGTAGACGAGTTCGGATGTGACCTGCCAGTATTTTATCTCAACGTCATTGACCACCTCGGTCACCTTGGCTGCCGAGATTCCCGCGCACTTCCAGTGATGCGGCGGCGCGCCGAGATACGTCGCGTTATTCACGCAGTTCGTAACCTGCGCGGCCAGCCCGACAGGGAAGTTCACCCGATTACCTTGAATCGTCGCGCGAACCTCGGCCTCTTCAGTCTGTGCGCCCTCGAAGAAATCGTTGGCTGTATTCACGAGAACCTTCTGGGTCGTTCCGTCGTAGTAGAAAAACGCCGGAACCGCCGCACCGCTCGTGCTGAACGACCAGATGTCCTGCCGTGTCAGCGGGTTCGCGTCGCGGTCCTCCTCCTGCGGGACGCCGTAACTGATGGTCGCCTCAGCGTGGAACGGCGTTGGGGAGCCCTCATTGAACGTGCCGTTGATGGCGTACAGGAACCCGTACTCGGGGTGGGGGGCCAAGTGGGCGATCCCGACCGCGTTGATGATGTCTTGCGTTGGCGTATTCGGATCGTCGAGCGAGCAGACAAACTTGCGTTCGGCCGATGGGGCTTTACCGAACTCGTGCGTCAGCCCGCGACCGACAACCTCGCGGACACTGGTGACTGCCATCAGAGGATCTCCACTGGTTGCTGCCCGATCTTGGCGATTTCCTTCTTGATCTCGTCAAGTTTCTTGACCTGCTTTCGGTACTCCTCGATTGCCGGGTCTTCGCGGCCGGACGCCAGCCGGAGAAGTTCAGACGCCCCCTCTGATGTTCTCAGGTCGTTCGCCTTGAGTGACTCCTGCGAGGTCTTCGACAGTGCCTTGATGCGCTCTTCCTCGATCTTGGCCGCCTCTTCGGCGTACTTCTCTTCGAGTTTCGCAATGTCTTCTGCCTGCTTCTTGGCGTCCTCAAAGCCCTTCTTTAGCGTCCCGGCGGCGCGCTCAAACTGCTTCTCGTCGATGACGCCATCCTTGAACTGCTGCTTGAGTTCTTCCATTCGGCTGAAGAGGGCGTCTGCGGCGTCTGGGGCGATGGCGAAGTCCGCCTCGCTAAACGAGCCGAACACCTTGTCCACGACACTCGTGATGGTCTCGAACTGCTTCTTTGCTTCGGCAGCAGCGGTCTCAAACTGCTTCGGGTCGATCAGTTTGTCATTGAGTTGCTGCTTCAGGTCCTCGATGTTGTTGAAGAACTCGTCAGCCGCCTGCGGATCAAGGTCGATCTCGAACTGCGAAATGTCCTTGTCGATCTTGTCGGCGACATCGTTGATGGCCTTATCGACGTCTGCCTGATTGAACCCGAACTGCGCAGTCTCGGCGACTGCCGCACGGGCCTGATCCAACGCGGCGAGCCTCTGGTTGGCGGCGGCGATAGCGGCCTGATCCGACGCATCGCGGGCTGCGGCGATCTCCTGTTCGACACGCGCTCGTTCGCGGTCGATAGCGACCAGATCTTCCGAGGCTTTCTGCTGAGCCTTGTTGCCGCCGAACTCTGCCTGAGCCCTGTTCGCCTCGATCGCGGCGTCGGCGATCTTCTTGTCTGCGTCGGCCTGCCGCTTCGCGGCGTCCTCTGCGACCTTCGCAGCGTCCTCGCGGGCCTTCTTCTGCTGCTCAAGCGAGGCGATCTGGCGGTCGAACTCAGCCGTGGCTTGAGCGACCGCCCGCTTCTGTGCCTCTTGATCCAGTTCGCCGTCCTGCACAAGAGCGTTGATGTCCTCAAGGGACTTCTGATAGGCGAGCGATGCGGCGACGCCCTCTTGCCCAAACTCGGCCGCCTTCTTTGTAGCCTTGTCCATTTCGGCGTAGAAGACCGCCCCGGTGGACTTCGCGATCTCGACGGCTGGGGCTTCGATCTCAACTGTGGCTACAACCGGCTCCTCAACGTCCTTCGCGATCCCGAGCCAGTCTTCGGCGAACGTCAGGATGTCTTCGATGAGGCCGCCGATGGTTCCGACGACGCCCTTGATGATCTCCCACGCACTGCTGAAAGCCTGCCCGATGGAGTCAGCGACCGCAGAGACGACTTGGCCCACGCCGGTGAACTCAAGGAACGCCTCGACGATCACGACGAAGTTCCCGGCGACGTTGCTGGCGAACTCGCTAACATACGCCCCGATCTTGCCGAAGACCGCCTCGAAGATCGCCCCGACGCGGCCAACGACATCAATGACCGGCTCAAAGGCTGCGGAGGCCGCTGAGCCGAACTCGGTGACGAGGCCAGCGGCCAACTGGATCGCATCGTTGAGGAGCGCGAGCGGGCTCCACGAGACAATGAACTCAGTGACGCTGGTGCTGACCTCGAAGAGATACCCAAGAAGGTCGATCAGCCCCTCGTTGATCGGGTCAAAAAGTTGGCTCATCGTCGTGCCGAACTCGCCAAGCGGTGCGAGTGCCGCACCGATGTTGCGTCCGATGGTGCCGAACGCCATGCCGATGACCTCGACGAGCCTGCCAATGCCAGTGAACAGCGGCTCAAGGAACTGCCCAATCGGCTTCGTGATAGCGGTGATGCCTCCGATCAACTCCGCAAGTCCGGTGGTCACGCTATCAACCATGCCAGCGAACGGAAGCGTCAGCGAGTTCGTGAGGCCATCCCCAGAGGTTTTCAGTTTCTCGAACGCGGCATCGACGCCTTCGAGGCGAACCTTGTCGAACTGACTCAGCGTTGCAAAAAATCTCTGCATGTCAGGCCCGGCGTCGGCGAGACTCAGGATGGTTGGAAGCAGTTCCGCGCCGCTCCTGCCGAGCAAGTCCATCGCGATGCCGCTCCTGGCGGCTGGGTCTTCCATCTTCGACAGTTCGGCGGCCATCTTCTTGAAGACTTCTTCTGGCGACATCTTCGCAAGGTCTTCGGTGCTGAGGCCGATACGCTCAAAGCCCTTGATGGCCTCCTTGCTGCCGTTCTTTGCATCGTCCATCTTGCGGGCGAGCCGAGTCAGGGACATTCCGGCCGCGTCGAGTGAGGAGCCGGAACGCTCGGCGGCCTCGCCGAGAACCTGCAGGAACTCAAAACTCGCGCCGGTCTTCGTTGAGATGTTGTTCAGTTTCTCAACGCGATCGGCGAGCGCAGATACGTTGGCGATGACAGCCGCAGCCGCAGCCCCGGCGGCGACAAGACCGGCAGCGACTTGGCCGAGCGGAGTCGTCAGGAACGCGAACGCTTGGCCGACTTGAGAGACGGCCCCAGAAAGACCGCCGCCGAACACCTTGCCGAGTCCTTCTGCCGCAGACGCGGCCGACGAGATCCTTGCGGAGATCCCGCCGAGCGGACCCGGCAGCAGGCCGAGGATTCCAGACAGTTCGTTGAACTTCATGCTGCTGTCGGCAGCATCGCCCGCCTTCTTGCCGAACCCGTCGGCGGCTGCGGCTGCCCGATCCAGGTTCGTGCGAGCCTGCTCAAGAGCCCTGTTGTAAGTCTCCTGCGAGATGAGCCCTCGCTCGAGCAAGGCGTCGAGTTCGCCGACCGTCTTGGCGTACCGCTCTGTCGGGGTGGCGACCTGCTCTGTGATCGAAGCCGCCCTCTGGCGGAGCGATGCCATCTCCTGCTCTTGTTGTGCGGCAGCGGCGGTCGCTCCAGTCAGGTCTTCAGTCGCTCGCTGGAACGTCTCCTCGGAGATCCTACCGGCCTCGTACTGGGCGGTCACTCTTTCGAGAGCCGCCGCCTTCCGCTCGGCCTCGGTCGTATACTTCGCGGTGATCGCGGCTGCTTCCTGCTCGGCCTTGGCGACCTCCGCTGCGGACGCAGCAAGAGCCGCAGCGGCCTCTCTTTCTGCCGCTGCCGCTGCTGCCGTCTCGCCAGTGAGGTCCGCCTTGGCTCGGCCATATGTCTCAAGGCTGATCGCACCGGCTGCGTACTGCTGCTCGACGGCGGCGAGAGCCTGAGCGGCCCGCTCCTCCTCGGTTGCGTACTGAGCAGTCGTCGCCGCTCCGGCCTGAAACAGCGCAGAGATCTCTGCCGCCGAAGTCGCGACCTCGGCGATGCCGTCCTTGAACTCCTGCGACGTTGCCGCTCCGCCGCGAAAAGCGTCGGCCAGAAACCCGGCTTGATCCACGATCGACTGCATCACGGTCGGAAGCGCACCGGATGAGTCGCGGAACGAGTCGAACTGCTTCCCTGCGGCCACCGCACCCTGACCGAGTTTGGAGATCAGGCGGTCGGCTTCAGAAATGCCAGAAGCCAGCGAACTCGTGCTGGCACTGATCTGCATCGCGAGGCCGATAGCGTTTGCCATATCATTCTCCCGCCATCGCCCGCTGGATTTTCTTCAGTTCTTCCTCGATCTGGAGCCTGTGCTGAGGGGGCTTTTCTATTGGTATAAAGTCCTTCGGCTTCGGCGTCCTTCCACGAGGACAGTATGGAGCCAAAGAGGCTGCGACTGCCAGACCTGTCTGCTCCCACTCGCCGCCGATAGGCTCGTAATATCGGTGGTAAGCCTGCCAGTAGGCGAACTCACGCGAGTCCATTCGCGTGAAGAGTTCGCCCACTGTCATCTTCAAGAATCCGGCCAACCGGAAAGCGAACCTGAGAGTCGGCCGGATATTTAGTTTTTTGCCAGTTCCTCGACGTCCGCATCCGTCAGGGCGTTGTGATCCATCGCCTTCTGCCAGAGCCGCGACAGAACCTTGGCGGACTTCTTCGCTAAGAGCGGGATTTCCTGCTCGGTGAACAGGAGCGAGCCGTTCTCGTCGCACAGGCAGCGGGCAAGGAACTTCGAGCGGAAGTTCTCGACGCCCTTGTTCTTGTTGACGACCCAGTCGTTCTCGTAAGCGTCTCGCTCGCCACACGACATGACCTTGATGAAGACGTCGCCTCCCCATTCCGGGACTGCCACCTTCATGAGACCGGAGTCGTTCGCAGAGATGATCGCGTCTTTCGTGAGTGCCATGAGCAACTCTCCTATTGGTTTCTAGTCACATAACGTGAAGGACAGAGTATAGCGTGTCACGCCGTTGAGTTCACACTCGGCCGTGATTTCGTCGAGGATGGCGAATCCAGAGTGGCTGATGCCACCGCCGCTCACGGAGAGGCTCTCCCTCGTGCCGCAGAGCCCGAAGTTGGTGCCTGTTGAACTGAGGCACCCGACTTGCAGGCTGCCCTGACTTGCAGCCCACGGGGAGTCACGGCCTTGACGGTCTCCGCCGCCGCTGAGCGAGCAAGAGACAACCTCTTGGTAGGTCGTGCCTCCCCAAGTCACGGTTACGCCGTGGCTGTAAACGGCCATCGGTTACTCAATCTTGAAAGTAGCCGACCCCTTGATGACGTCGTTCACGGCGAGCGTGACGCTAGACGCAGTGCAGGTAGCGGTGCCGCTGATCGTGAGCCCGCCGCTGATCGACAGCGTGCCGGAAGTCCCGGCCTCCACCACGCTCGACCCGATGTAGTCGATCTGGACTTCCTTGCCGGTCTCGCCGCCGCCGCCCTTGAGCGGGCGACTCATCGACAGGGCAGTCTCGCCGACGGTCTGGCCGAGGTGGCTGATGTCGATGTCGTTGTTGCCGCCGGCGGACTCGGAGTACGAGATCCCGGTGACGTCGCCAGAGAAGCCAGAGAACGTGACCGTCGTTCCGCTGCCATCATGAGGGGTAGTTGCCATGTTTATGTCTCCTGCCAGAGAATCTCGTAGGACTGAGTGACCGAATACATGGGAGGCACCTCGCCGCCCTCAAGTGCAGCCAGCCCGTCTGACTCGTCCGTCAGGGAGACTCGCTTCACTTCTACACCATACGAACTCCCGCCCCACCCGTCCAGACACTTGCGGAAGGCATCTGCGACCTCGCGGACACCGTTGTAGGTTTCTCCGTAGATGCCGATTTCGAGAGTCACGATAGGGACGCCGACCACCCCGGAAAGTGTCTGCGACCGGCGGATGCCCGTTCTGCGATAGACGGCGAACGGCATGGCCGTAGATGAAGGGGCAACGATTGGGTAGACCCTGTTGCCGATCAGCGGTGCAGTGTCGGCATGCGCGGACAAGCGGTCGTAGATGACCTGCTCGGGTGACTTCAGGCTCATGGTGCGTACAAGTCCTTTGCGGCGTTCGTTATCGCGGCCTCCATGTTCTTGCGCAGTTCGGACGCGACCTGACTCTTGCTGGCATTCCACGCGTTGCGAATCGGGGCATACGCCGGAGTGCTGCCGAGATCAACGGTGCCTCCGTTGGCCGTCCGCTTGAAAAAAGCCTTTGGATAGGCGGGCTTCAGAGTTGGCCTGATGAACAAAGCCCGGGACCGCCCCCGGCTCGGCTTCTTCACCTGCTTGATCTGGAAGGCTGAGCGGCCCGGGGACTTGGAGAGGAACGAAGAAGCGAACGGCCCCTTCGTCTTCCTGTTCTTCGTTCCGAACTCGATGAGCCCAGCGTGGAAAGCCTGATCCTTCCCGGTTCCGCCGCCCCTGTCTGGAATCTGCTTGTACGGCGTAGCGGCGAACCCAATCAGCGCGACTGCGTTGCCCGATTGCGTGTAACGCTTGACCTTGACCGAGATGGCACGAGCGAGGTTGCCGGTGACACGCCGACGCTTGGCGACCTCCGCTTTGAGAGAACGCAAGGCTGGCTCGCTGGCCTTGCGAAGAGCCGCGCCGAGGTACTTCGCGGAAATCGAAGTGCCGAACGTCTTGAGTCGCTCGCGCAACTCAGAGAGCGGCGGCTCAAAGTCAGCAGACAAGCCGTCCTGTGCGATTCGTGCCATTTCACACCGCCTCTTGGCAGATCAACTCGTGGACTGTCCTGTTGTCGTGTTCCAGCAGGCTGATGATTTCAAGGGTTCTGCCGCGATACAGGATACGCATCTTCTGATTCAGCCCCGCGAGGAACCTCATGCGAACCTTGTGCGTGATCGAGATGTCCATCTGCCCGCCAGCGAGGTACTCACGGGCGGACACGCCCTCGACCTTCGCCCATCGCACCGCGAACGATCCCCAGGTCGGAACCATCTCGCCGAGTGCGTTCCTGCTCTCGGTGGCCTGCTGGATTGTGATTCGTTCGTTGAGTTCGCCGGGGCGGATCACCTGTAAGACCCCCATCGGTTCATGTCGAGCAGAGCCTTGACGCCGTATGGGACTTCCGTGGCGGACACGCTGTCGATGGCCTGACGCCGCTCGTACCAAGTCGCCACGAGCATGAGGATCGCGTGGCGGATGGGCGTCGGGACAGACACTGCGGTATCGCCGTAGCCTGCCCGCCAAGTGACGGAAACGGAATTGTAGTCGTCGAGCGTGGTCGGCCACGTTTGCGAGTAACGCGGCACGATGGTGGCAGGAGTAGCCAGCCGGTCGACTCGGTACTCAGTCGACGGAAGCACCACGGACGCTCCGCTCGCGTTCGGAACGTAGGTGATCGTCACTTCCTGCACGAGCGTGGACGCCGGCGGATTCGGAAGGACGATGACGTTCGGGAATGCGTCGAGCCGCATCTGCCACTGCGTCGTGATGAACGTGCGGGCAGTGTAGTCCTCGCACCAGATTCTGGCCGCAGAGATCAACGAGGCGATGTAGGCGTCGTCATCGCTGATGTCAACGCGAAGGTGAGCCTTCGCCTCCGCGACAGAGACTGGCTCGATGGCAGGCTGCGTGAGCCTGACTAGGCTTCGGTAGTGGAGGGGGTGATCCAACATTCTTGTGGCCTCTTGCCATCATTGTTGACGAAATCAGCAGGGTTCTGGTAGATCGGGCCGTTCATTTGCTGATTCGGCCACAAAATTCGGTATTCCCCGTGGCCGAGCAGCACTCGCGGCGTGACATACGCACGGTTCCCAGCCTTCCTGAACTGCCGCCAGAAGAACATATCCGCGTCTGTCTTGCCTTTCCCCCATTCGCCGTTTGGATCTGCCAACTCCTGGAACCAAGGCTTCGGAGTCCGCTTCAGTGCGGCAGTGCTGATGACGGTGCATCCGAAGTGCATCGCGTCCACCTGCTGAATGGGCTTGCTGAACCAATCGCGGCTCACAGTCGTCTTGCCGGACTCGGGCGGGCTGTCGTCGCACCCGAGCATCGTGATCATCGGCAGGCCGCTGTCTCGCTTGACCTGAAGGCCAGTGATCGCGTCACAGTGATACGCCATGCTGAGCGTCATGAGTGCCTCTACGTCACGCTTGGTGAAGAAGGTGTCGTAGTCAACCGTGATGACGTACTGGCAGTCGTCGATCACTTTCTCAATCGCCTTCTGGATTCCTTGGCTCCAGAACGCCCCGGTGTGGTTCGTGACCGGAATTCCGAGCGGGATGAACGCCTGAGCCCAGACGGAGAAGTTCTCCGTGAAGCCAGATCGAGGCGTTGACATGACCGCGTGAACGCGGACGTCGGCAGTCATGTCACCAACTTTGACGAGCATCGTGCCTCCACAAATGAAGATGGGCGAGCGGTAGGGATGGGCGTCCCTGCCCGCTCGCCCATCCGTGGGCGTCATCATACGAGGCCCGCCAGAGCCTCGTCAACTTCAGTCGTCGTAGGCCACGAGAGCGACCACCGGGCCGGCGACCGTCGTGCTGCCGAGGTCGTGAACGACCATCGCAACGCGAGTCGTGGCGAACGTCAGCGTCTGGTCGAACTCGATGAACCGCTCGGTCGAGGTGCGGAGCGAAACCGCCCGACGCTCGCCGAAGGTTGCAGCCTGAGCCAGATCGCCGAAGAGGGCGAGAACCTTACCGGCAGTGCCGGTCAGGCCCGACTCCATCGAGTGAACCAGACGCACGGGGTAGCCGAGGAACGTGTTCCCGAAGCCGCCCTCGATGTTCTGCGTCGAGACGCCGCCGGCCGACATGGCGAGGCGGAGCATCGACGAGCCGTAGCCAGCGGGGCTGATGTACCACGAGGCGTTACGGCTGGCGTACAGCGGGAGGCGGGACATCACGTTCGTGAAGTCCGTCAGGTCGAGCGTGTCGAACGTCGGGTTGCCCGAAGCAGACGACACGACCGACTTAGAGTGGGCCGAGTTGAGGATCTTCGTGCAGATGCCGGTCGTGCCGTGGTAAGCGGACGTGCCGTCACCGATGAAGGCCGCGTTGTCGAACGCTTCGGCGAACGACTGAGCGGTCTCGACCGCCACGAGGTCGGCGAGGTTGATCACCGAGTCCTCGAGCAGCGAGTTGGGAATCCGGTTCTGGATGCCCCAGATCTTCGCCTGAAGTTCGACGTTGTCGAACGTCACGTCGCTCTGGGCAGGCTCGGAGTTCTCGCCGATCGGGCGGGCCGTCAGGCCGCCGACACGACGAGCCACGACCATCGTGTCCGTGGTCATCGGGAGCCGGCGAGCGTACTGCGGGAACGCACCGTACTCTTCGACGAGCCGGATGATCTCGTTCATCAGGACGTCATCGACGAGGTAGCCGCCGAGGTTGTTCGTGCCGCCAGCCTGAGCGCGAGCCTCGACGCCGTGATCTTGGCACCACCGTCGGGCCTCGGCGTCACCGAAGGTGTACGCCTTCAGGTGCATACCAGAGCGATACGCACGCTCCTCGGCATCGGGACCACGAAACGCCTTCAGGGGGCGATGACCCTTCGGAACTGCGAAGTGACGCTTTTCCACGGTGGACTCCTCGTTGCTCTCGGAACGCTTCTCGATCGCCTTCGCCGGGGCCGAACGCTCCAGCACCGAGCGAAGTTCCTTCTCCTTCTCGGCGGCCCTCTCGTAGAAGGCAATCTTCGCCTTGAGATCCTCGGCTCGCTTCAGGAGGG